CTTCTGTGGTTGTCTTGGATTTTATCTAATCCTTCTGCCTCTAAGAGTGGTTGCCACTTCTTCTGGAGTTGTCCAGAGTTAAACATTTGGCTTTACCTTTAGGTGTAATTTAAAAATTGACTATTGGAACTTTGTCAACGCTGATAGATATGCGTTCATTGCAGATCCATGATCCTCAGGAATCGCATCCTCAGGGTTGGTTTCAGAGTTTTCCACGATTGGTTTCGCATTGAAATACGACTCCTTCAGTGTGGATAATTTTTCTCTGTACTGTTCTTCACTTTCAAACTCAACACCTTTAGATAGTTCGGAGAGTTTATCTTTTTGAGATAACGCCAAACCTTCACTTACTTCATCAAGGATGTTGTCTGATACAGATACTGAGAGACGCTTGGTCAATTCGACATTGCTCTCGATCTGCTCGTTGAGTTTTGTTTCCATTTCATCTAACTTAGAAGTCATTGCTTCTAATACATCATATTTGTCCTCAGGGATTTCAACATAATGTTCTTCAAAGAGGGTCTTAAGACCACTCATAAAGGACTCAGAGAGTTCCCCTCTGAT